AGAAAGTCCTGCGTCAGTACCGTGTCAATGAAGTTCTCATACCACTTCTGATAGAGAAGACCCGCGTCCGTAAAGTAGTTAGTCTCACCTGTTACATGCTCAGTAAATGGAATGGTGCATTGCTCCGTAGCTTCCTTGCTACCTAGTGGCTGGAATGCACCCTTCAAATTGCTGAGCACCTTCAGATACTCTATATGCTCCGGGTATTTAGGTGGATTCGTTAACGGTATGATGAGTGAGTTTGCTCTATGTCTCCTGTTCTCAGATACAATAAAAGTACGAGCAAAGTAACCACCGTGTATATCCTTCTTGGCAAAGAAGTCATTAGAGTGCGCCTCATTGGTAGCCGTTAGCATCGTTATAGTGGGGTCTTTAAGATTGAACTGTTCCATCTTTAGCAAAGACCGCCACTCTCCTATATTGTACTGTCTGTCATACAGGTCTGTCAATATGTCCGTAGCTACCTTGTCCTCTACAATTGAACTGGTCAGCTCACTACTACATATGAATGCAGTAGATTTACTGATTACCTTACCACCTGGCTGTGTCTGGGCGGTGCCCAATTCTTTTAGGATACCTTGGATAGAGCTACGCCCACTGATGATGCGCGTTCCGCCCACTCCACGTACTAGCTGCTTCGCCATCGAGATAGGTGGGCCTTTTTTTAGTCCACTCTCTGCATGAAACATCACGTAGATGTTAGGATACAGATTGTATATCTGTCTGTCTATCCATACATTGTCTTTTACCACAGCGGATATGGCCGCTAATCCACCCCATAACCAGAAGTTAGTGGGACTCTCAAGTTCATTGTGTTGACTCAGCAGCTTTTCCAGCCATGTCATTTCACATCCTGTAACAGTTCCGGGAATTTGAATTTCTTCAAGTCCCTATAGTTTTCCCCTACCTCTACGTCACAGGGGATTTTAAGGAACCTACGAGGCAGTGAACAGTTCTTGAAATTGATAGGTCGTTCCATCTCCTTCTGTGCTAGGGGGATGAAGTCTCCGACATACTCCCTACGTATACTGTATAGTAGTGAATCATGTCCTTCAAGAATGATTCTCGCCTCTGGGAATCCTTTCTTAATTCGGATACCAGCCGCTTTGGTATTGTCAGTAACAGCGCGTTGGGGCAGATAGGCAAGAGCTTCTCTGAACAGGTCATCACCCCATCGCTCATAGAAAATACGTACGCCTCCTCTTTCTGCATCAATCCCCCAAGGTAAAGGCGCAATCAAGCGCCGCGTATTCTTTAGTGCTTCAATTACTTCAGCATGAAACACCTTATGAATCAAGGGTTGCTTCATGTGAAATATCTTTAGTGCTCGTTCCGCTTGAGTCTCTGTGATAGTGATAGAAATCTTGTACTTACGCGCTTGCGTGTTTAATTCTGTAGCTGCTCGTCTTTTACCTGCTCCCAAGTGTCCTGCATGGCGGAGAGTCTTGCCAGCAAATCTAATCGGGCTTTCATATCCGAGCACCTTCTTAGAGTAATCAGATTCAACACCACCGAAAAACCAAGTAGCAGTGAGAGCATGATAGTCATGTTCGTTCATGTCCTGTAATGCTTGCTCATCAGTTGCGAGGTTAAAGACTACTCGCGCTTCAGCTTGTGAACTATCTAGTTGTACGAATACATATCCCTTCTCTGGTTCGTACATAGAACGTACGTCCGCTCCAATATCACCGTGCTTGGTGAATACTTGGAACGCCGTACCCATAGGCTTCATATCGGTTCTACGCCCCTTACCTACTAAGTCTACGAGTGGGCGTATAGGAGGGTTCTGCTGGCCGGTACTAGTGCGACCTGTTTCAAGACACATGAAGCACGTAGTACGCATCTTGCCGTCGTAGTCTGGTATGGCAAAGAGGTAGGTACTCAGGGTCTTTCTGACGCGCCGACGTTCAAGGCACTTCTCTATCCAGTCTCTGTATGGTTGGTGTCTTACTCCGCCTTGAATGTTGAGTAGCGCGGTGAGTTCTTCTTCACCTGTACCTTGACGGCGTGGCAGTTTCCAGTTGTCGAACAGGAGGGAGGATACCTGTTGCGGAGATGATGGATTGATATCATCACCTACAATCTGGAACATTTCGAATCCAAGTCTCTCATCCCACTCTACATACTTAGCTATCAGCTCCTCTCGTTTAGCTTCGTTGACTACGAACCCGTTGTTCTCAATCTCCAGATAGAAATCAGGTAGTGTCATCAGGAAGTTTTCATAGAACTTCCTCATCCCTAGCTCATCTATATCTGGGTCCATGTTGTCATTGACTTCATATGTGACGCAACTATCACGCGCGCACCCGAGTAGTAAATCTCTATAGCTCCCCTCATACATACCTTCATCTTTATAGAAGGGTTCTCTGGTGTAGATACTAGTATTGAATGCCAGCCCTTTTGGGAGTTCAGGGTTAATTGCAAAGGCTTTGAGCATAGTGTCACTGTGTATGCCCCTAATTGTGAATCCCAGTCTACGAATTTTATCTCGGTCATAGTTGAAGTTGTGTCCAACAATGTCCTTCTCCCATAGTACCTTAGCCAGCATTACCCACATAGATGCTAGGTCTTGGTCAGGCACAGAACTAATGCCGTCACGATTCCATAATGGCACTGTCATTCCATGCTGCTTGTTGAATGCTAGTCCGATACAGACAGGTAAACAGTGTCCACCCGCCTCAATATCTACGGCTACGCGCTTACAGTCTTTGTATCGTTCTAGAAATTCATGTAGTTCCCATGAGTTCTGAGCTATCTGACACGCACGCGATGGGAGTTCTAATTCAGGTGTATTCGCCTCAGCCCATGCACGCTTCATGTCGAATATCATTATTTGACGATTCCAGTAACCTTTGATTTCTCCACCAGCAGCACTATGTAGCAAGTGCGCGGGATGATAGGTAGGAACAAGTTTAGTGCCCATTCCCCAGAGGATGCTTCCCCTGTACTTAGAAATTTTAGTTTTGCCGGTAAGTGCCCATAGAGCAGTCCCACCGAGAGCAAGTATGACGTTGGGTTTAATATCATTTATCTCAACCTGTAACTCCGCTAGTTGTTTGTCAATGTCTATTCCAGAAGCTACTGCGCGTCCATAGAATGATGACTTCTTCTGGTCGCGGTTAGGTGGAACCTCATACTTACAGACGTTAGTTATCCATGCGTCGGCGCGTGATAGACCTGCATCCTTCAACAGTCTATCAAGTTCGCGTCCACTAGGACCAACGAATGGGCGTCCCGCTGCTGTCTCCTCGCGTGAGGGTGCTTCTCCTAGTATGAGTATCTTAGCTCCTACTGGACCCATACCGGGTACGTATTTCTTGTCGCTCATCCCTTACCCCCGCGTGAGTCCGTATCGAATACAGGCTTCTTCACCTTCTTCTTTTGGAGAGCTTTTATGTGTGCAATCCACCTATCCAATTCAACAGCCTTCAATCTCAGTTCACCTATATACACCTCTAGTTGTTCGACAGTCCAGTCCTTAGTCAGTTCGGTCAGTAGTTCTTTGTGGAAGTCGCTCATCAGGCACCTCAAATATCTTGGCACACACAGTACAGAAATAGACTCGATGTAGGTCTACCAAGTCTATCATGCTCCTGTCGTCATTCTTGCAGTGCGGGCATATCAGGACTGGTTGGTTCATTTGGTACCTGCTTTTCTACCACCCGCACATGCACAGCACGCCAACCCTTACCAGGAATCTGTAAAGGCGTGAACTCTACTGTCATGCCAGTCTTAAGCTCTAGAAAAGAGTTTGTATCTTGTCTTAGAGCAGTCCAGTGAAAGAATATACGGGTAAACTCAATCTCCTTTGATGAGATAAACCCCCACCCTTGCTTACTCACCTTGATAATGCGTCCGATAACTTTAACGTCAGACATTCTCATTCCCACAAAGAAGTCGGGGACACACCCGTAATCTGACAGGGTTGTCAGTATTGGGCGTGTCCCCTATCATCGAGTGACTCACTAGGGTCAACTTATGTCATGAGGCTAGTTCTGGCCGGGAACATGACAACCTCTGGCCTTCTAGTTCACCACTCAATGAATGCCTAAGTTCCTTCTTCTTTTTCTTCTTCCTCGTCCTCATCTTCAAGTTCTTCTTCTTCTTCATCCTCAAGCTCCACCTCATCATCATCGACGGGGAGTACAGGTTCATCCTCTGGTACAACTCCCGGTTCCTCTGGTACCTCAGGAGTCTCATCGTCAATCGCTAGAGGTGTTGAAAGGACTTCTTCTTCTTCAATCTCGTACATGACACTCTCCACATGGGTTGGGCCTTTAAGTAAAGTACCCACCGGAATAGGTAAGGCCAATCTACTCCGGTGGGTATAGTAACTAGCCGCGTACGACGCGGTACTTGTGGTTGCAGCGGTTCACCAGACGACCGTTGTACGTGTCGTTCTCGATGAACGCTTCAATCTTCTGGCCCACGGCGTTCTGGAGGTCGTAGCGCGTGTTGGACTGAATGTCCACACCAAGCCCACGCAGGAATCCCTCGATGAATCCCTTTGCCTTGGGCTTGTCATTGAACTGCAATTCAATGGGTACGCCCGTGTAGTCGTCCGAACCGTTATCCGCGTTCTTCAGGATAACAGTCTCCATGTGACAGTTGTTGGACTGTCCATCCTTGGTGGGCGTCCACGTACGGTGCCCCTGAATGTCCAACACGTACCACGCAGGCTCCACAATCTTGTTGCGGAGAAGGTCGCTGTCCGAGAAGGATACTGTAGTCACTGTTATGCTCCAAACTTTGCTACGTTGTTAGGTTGTACCGAGGCGATAGCAGGTTTGATATAGGTTGCGTACAGAGGCTTGTCACCGAAGACAATCTCCCTATCCAAACCGAGTGCTGTTCTTGCGAAGTCATCACCCGTATGCTCTGTCAGTAGTGAGTATTCACCTCCTGCTCCTTCTACCATCCCCTTTTTAATGTTGAAGTGATATACTTCACCACAGTATGCGGGGATTTTAGGCGCTACCTTCTTACCAGCAGTTATGATTGTCCTGCTGATGTGAGTGGTATTGTTCGTAGTGTTGCGATACTCTGCTTGCACTACGTGTGCGATAAGGATTACGTTCACCTTGTGATATGCATTGATATCCTTGGTGAGCGCGATGAGTTCCTGCAATGCAGCGGACTCGGCGTTGTAATCCTCTATCTCATTGACCGCAATACCCGCAATCAATTTCCCTGCTGCTGCACCGGACGCGCGTGACTTACCGTACTTCATCTTCACGGTCTGTCGTAACGTCATGTCCGCCATGCTAGTTAGCGAGTCAAAGACCAACGTCTTGTATGGACACGTAGTCTGTAGCTGTTCCAACTTCGTACGTGGTTTATTCCAATCCTCGTAGTCCTCGTACGAGATTGTCTTGGGGTCTATACCCCACTTCTTCATGGGTAGATAGATGCCGTTCATCTTCCTATCCCATGAGAACCAGAACTGTGGCCCTGGAAATGATAGGGCTTGTGTAGATTTGCGCGTCCCCGGCTCTCCCTTGAACATACAGTAGAGAGAATCGAAGTTAACCTCACTCATCGTAGGCATTAGGATTCTTTCTCAAAGTTTAGCCTGAGTTGTTTGAAGTCTCCGTTATCTTCCCCACGAATCTCGTAGGTTACATCCTGAGTAAAGACACTGGGCGCACATGGGTCTGACACTGCATCCATAATCTCATCGTGCAGTGTCTCCGCTGCTTCTCTCACCTCATCATCGTTCGCGTCATGCTTGAGGTGAACTCTGTACTCAATGCACTTCATCACTCCACCTCTTTGTTACGTGGGTCCCACACGGGGGCCAGCGTGTATTCATTCCGTAGAATCTCCTCACGCATTTCAGGGTCGCCCTCACACACCTGCTTGTATGGACACGGACCATACATCGTGTCGCAGTGCGTATAGTTCGGAGGCCAGTATCCAGACTCAGCATACTGTATGTACTTGTACGCGTAGTACGGTACAATCTCTGCTTGCCACTCATGCAAGCGCGCAGCAGAGTAAGGCACAATCTCGCGTGTCAGACGCTCTCCAATATCCTTGATGGAGGTCTGTAGTCCTATCTTGTTGACTAGGACGCGCCGAGCTTTCAACAGGATGCAGTGTCCTGTGAACTGGTTACTCAGCGTAGTCTTGTCTCTACGCTGTTTGAATGTCTTGTGGTCCGTTGACATTATGCCAACGTCACTGGTGTCTATGATGAGGTCGAACTTCGCCTTCCACAGTACACGGATTTCATCATCCTCGTAGATGACCTCGCCGCGCACTTCTTCAGCAGCAAGGGGAATGAAGGAATCGTTCTTGTAGAACTCGAAGTACTGTTCACAGGTCTGCAACGCAAAGCGCCAGCCCACTGTAAACTTCTCACTCTGTTCCGGTGTATTCTGCATACCCGGATATTCTTCTGCCTGATGTCCGCACGATGGAGGCTCGCCCTCATTCTTGTAGTTACTGCAATGAGGACAACCTGCAATGAACAGTTGACCTGCCGCCATAGCCTGTCCTATTGCAGTTGCGCGTGGGAATCCATCTATCTTGTGGCGATAGTACACCTCAAGAATCTTGTGAATCAAAGAGCCTATTTCGAGAGAGTTAGACTTACCTCTTGTGGAGATGAGTCTGTGATTGAATCGTATGTCATGCAGACGACCACAGCTCATGAGACTGCTCAGAGATGTAGCGTCGAAGATGACATTCTTCTTTGGTATCAGTATGTCAGTCATCTTGTCCTTCTGTTATACCGCTCGATTAGTTCCTGCAAATTGGCAAGGAACTTCAAGTCTCTTGGAAAGACGTTCTCAGGCATCTTCCAATTATTGCCGTTCACGACAA